AGTCGATGGTGCTTGCATAGGAAAGCTAAACACTGTGGTGCTTTGTGGCTTCATTACATCAGGCTCAGATGGTATACCTTGTGCTACCATAAACTGTGTAAGTGGGTCTTTGTTATCACCACGAACTGTGCGTATATAGTGTGGATTGTGTCGAGCATGTATGCCACTCGCACTGTCAACTAATTGACTAACCGTACCACTAGGCTTGACTGTAGTTACAGCAGTAGACTGTGGTATACCTAACTTAGCAGACACTTTTCTGTTTGTTTCAACAGCAGTCTCACGTAGCTTTGTTAGCAACCCTTCTATATTGTTTCCTATTCTTGGACTCTTACCACTTAGCAACGCATTGTCCATAATACCAGTAAGTGACACACCTAGGAGTCTTTCTTCTTCTGTGTTATCTTTCCATATCTTACGTAGATATTTAAAGTCGGTAAGAGTAGATTGATATGTGCCTAGTATAGTTGCTAGTTTTACTTTCTGTATCAGAGTTTCTTCTGTGTCAGACTCACGCACAACAACTTCCGTAAGGTTACAGAACTGATAGGGACGTAGTATTATTTCACTACATGGATTACAACCAAACTCTTGTTCTATATCTCGTCTGCCATTCTTAGACGCTTGTTTGATAGCAGACTTTCTATTAAAGATACCTCTCTCACCAGACTTGCTTTCGTAAAGGGCAAGCCACTCACGCATAAAAGTGTCCATATCAGGCTTAGATTTGTAGGCTACACTATTATTTGCTAACGCACGTTGCCCTTCATTCTCCCACCACTGTCCAGACTTAGCATGTCGCATCTGTGTATCCCCTAGATTAGATAGGGATATTAACGCTGACCTACGTACACCACCTACTACAACGACTTCACCAATCTTACACATAATATCATGGCATTCTAGTGGGTACAGCCTACGGTTCTTAGCTTGTGTAAACTTATTAATACAGAACTCAAACAGTTCTTCCAAAGGTGCAGGACCACTGGCACGACCACCAAATGTTTTTAGTCTAGCACCTGCAGGTCTGACTTCTGACACATCCCATTGTGGTATCTGTCCTGCATATAGCATGGCTATCATCTCGCGTAATGCTCTTGCCCAACCCGGTCTGCTATCAGCAACTTTTATAATAGTATCACTCTTCTCAAAGTGTTCGTTTACGATAGGTAATTTATCTACGTTCTCTCTTTCTACAGAGAAGCCTACACCTGTGCCACACATTAACACATACATGGTTTCATCAAATGCTCGTGGGCTATCTACAGGTATATAAGAACAATTATACCCTGCTACGTGGCATCTATCCAATGCAGAACCTGCAGTCATCAATGCTCTCATGCTAGGCATCACACTCAATCCCATCATAGCATCTTCTAGTTCATGCTTTGTAACCTGCGGAATAGTATGATTGTGTTTCTTTTTAAGATGGTTAGACATATAGTCTATGTATCTTTCTACAGTCTCACTCCATGTCTCACGTCTTTGCTCATCTTCTTTCCATCTTGCGTAACGTGATAACGCAATGAAGTTTTGGTAGTCGGTAGGTAATAAATTATTCATGTCAATCTCTCAATGTTTTTATATTTTTAATTTCAGCACCCTGAACATCATAAAAATATTCACGAATGCCATCCTCAATTTCCTCTGATACTTTACCATCGGCAGGAATGGGGTACTCCTCTGGGTCTATATCTATAGCTATAAGCATTTTAACTAGCATTTAACTTTCCTTTGACATAATCAAAAAATCTATTTAAATACCATCGGGCTTTTCCAATGTCATCATCACCACCTTTTTCTGCTTCTCTTAGAATATACTTTATATTATTACCTTTTATATATCCTCTGTACTCTTCTGGAGTGAGAAAGGCTTCTATAACGTCTATCACTTCTAGCTTACCTCTTTTGTAGTGAGGTGGATGATTTATATAATCAATCTTTTTCTTCATTGTGTTTCGCCCCATTCAAAAATTTCAAGTGTATTATATTACTATCTTTAGGTTTGTCAATAAATAAATCTTGTTGCCCATCATGGGAACGATTAAGATAATCGTGTAATAAGTTTCTAAAGGTTTCTACTTCTTCTATGATAGGTACAGAAGCACACATCATTCTGCTAAATTGCATGAGTTCACTCCACTCATTATCTGGAAGGTCATTGTCTTCTGATGTGATAACTACTATGTCTGCACTACCTGACCACGCACCATTACTTTTATTTTTATTGGGACGAACTCTAATTATAAAATCATTCTTATGTAGCTTATTTACTATGTCCATATGCTTTCCTTTTGTATCCATTAAATTTTATAAAACTTGGGTATTTGTCTTTGCCTTTTTCTTTTATCCATGCTTCTGGAATAATCCTGTCATAGTAAATAAAGTCGTATCTCTCGCACCACTCGCCGTATGTAGACTTTGCACCTTTCCTAAGTTTACGTCTGCTATTCTCAAACACAAAACGTATATCTAATTTAGGGTGTTGCTTCTTTATAGCAAGATGTTTTCTTCTATCCGATGCTGTGAACTGTCCTTTAGTTTCTATTATTACACCATTGAACAGCACGAAATCGGGTGTGTATGTGCGGTAGGCTAAATCTTCCCACTCTATTTTGAAAGGCTCGTACTTAAACTTAACACGTTGCTCTTTCAACAAGTCAGAGATTTTTATTTCCAGACCGCTACGATACCCATACTTTCGTGCTGTCGCAAACTGAGAGAATCTATTCACCAATTAGAGAAAGAATCCTCTGTTGTAAGATAAAGAAGAAATACCAAGAGCTTTATACTCTTCAGCTAAAGCCCTGTCTGCTTCCCTTTTAGCTTCCATAGCCATTTTTAAGGATGCATACTTCTTCTCTTTATACTCTTTACGTAAAGAACTTAAACGCTCTTGCGTTTCTTTTATCTCTGCTTCTAGAGTTTCCATTTCCACATCACTCATTTATATACTCCTCTTTTAAATGAACATACGCAACCATTCTAGGTTGCTTGGCTTGTGACCTGACTGCAGGTCTTTCCACAAGGTTAGACCAACAATCAAATCTGTACGAACAGAACTTGCAGTTCGTGTTCAGTATCTTGTTACCTGTAGGCTTACCCCTAAATGTTTCATCTTCAGCTTCAAAGCAACGCTTAAACTTATTAGCCTTTACAACATCCACAGTGTTAGATATCTTCTTAACTTCCTTAGTCATATCTAAACCTGTGGCAGGTACATACTTAAAGTGTCCATTGGCTTTGTTAACAACCCACCAACCACCTGCTCTTTTACCAGATGCTTTGGCATAACCTGCTAACTGTCCAATGTATCCAAATCCATCTGACTCTGCGAGAGTGTCATAGGACTCAAACTTATTTTTGTAAGACCAATCTGAAGCAGATTTGATATCATCCACCGCATCATTGACAACGATATCATACGTGCCAGATACTTTAGACTTACCTACATCCAAAGAAACTTCTTTTGAATCTTCGTACTGTATACCTGCTTCAGTCATCAGACCTTTGAATACCGCTTCTACTATATCCCCAATCATCATATTCATAATAAACGTGGTGGGAAATGGTAGAGCTTTCTCAGGTTTGTTCTTGTCATACCATAGCTGACAAGTTGGTCTCCCCACATTCGACATGCGTAAACGAAAGTCTTTACGCTTTTTCTCCCCACCGAACTGACGTTGCAACGCTTCAGACACATCACTAGCAACTTGCTGTATTGTGCTATCAGCCATTACAGATTTGCCATTGACAGCATCTTCAAGATATTGATGCAACGCTAGTTCAGCAGGATGGTTCATTAGCAACCCACGCTGATGTCTTCAACTTCGATGTCTACCATGTTATCAACTAAGTCAACATCATCATCTTCCATTTTAGAGTTAGCCTTCTCAGACCACAGATTCAGAATGTATTGATTGTAGTTATCCAACCATGCCAGAAAATCACCGAACATGCTTTGGTCATCAGCAGTGACTTCCAGAGTCTTTGATACATCAAGAGACACAACAGGAATGAAAAAACTATTACCATTAGGTAACTTCTTTTCATCAGTAGTAGCTGTAATCATGTGATGCACAGGTAGTCTCTGTAGCTTTGCTAGATTAGCGAAAGGCTCACCCACAATTTTGAAGGCATCTCTGTTATCTATCTCCCATATAAAAGGCATGGGGTCAACAGTCACTTCCGCACCAGTTGAAGTCATAGGATTTACTAATTCCACCGTACCGAAAAGAACTCGCACTCTTTTAATCTGCTTGATTAATTCCTGCTTCTTTTCTGGTAATGCTTTAAAGTCCTGTATATAACCTGCAGGTTTACCGCAGTTAAAGCCACCATCATTATCTTTCAAATCTACATTTAGATTATCAGACATAACAGTTTTAATATATCTGTTAGGTGCATTAGCACCACCCATTACAAACCTTTTATACATAAACCTTTGTAGGTGTGGTCTAATCTTAACAGAGTTAGCAAAGTAGGTATCACCATCTGGTATCTCCAGTTTATATGTACCACCGCTAACAGTCTCTACATTAACACTCTTACCTTTAACTTCTGCTGTACCCATGATTGGAGAATGGTTGATGCGTAGTCTAGCCAAAGAACTGCTCTTAGATTTAGCAGGTGCTTCGTTAGCTATGCCCATAGCCTTTGCCATTGCTCCATAATTATTCGGGTCTATCGTTGTTAGTTCTGTCATGTGTGTTTTCTCCTTTAACAAATGAGACATAGTTATATCATATAACATCTTTAGTGTCAAGCCAATTATGTCCTATTTTTGCTTCCAATAATAGTGGTACGTTGAAGCTTATTCCCCAACGACCTGATATCAAAGATGATAGTTCTCTGTTAGTTCTATTTATAACATCAATCACTCCATCTTTTTCATGTGGATGCACGTCAATAACAATACTATCATGCACTGTATTAACAATACAGGACTTCATTCGCTCTAAAAGATTATCAATGTGTAGCAGTGCCAGTGGCACAATGTCTGCTGTAGCAAACGACTGCACAGGATAATTCTTTATCTGTGTAAAGTGACTTATTCTGCCACTTCTATTACGTTGCACATCTGGGAAAGCAAACTCTCTACCAGATGGTGTAGCAATCTTTTGATGGTCTAAGGCTTCTCTGGCTAGAGTCTTATGCCAGTCCGCTATGCCCTTGTACTTTTGTGTAAAATGTTCGTAGTAAGATGCTTCTGCTTTTGTCCTACCAAATCCACTAGCACCATATAACGGTGCAAAGGTATGTGCTTTAGCTTCCTGCCTGCTTGTAGGCTGACCTGCATCAGATATAATCTTAGCTGTGTACGCATGCACATCAAAACCTGTCTTAACTTCTTCAATAGCTACTTTGTCCTGTGACAAATATGCAGCAGCTCTAAACTCTAACTGTGCAAAGTCTGCTTCAAGTATTTCTCCACCATCCCAACGTGACACAAAGACTTTCTTTACAGGAAACGTACCACCTCTGGGCATGTTCTGCATGTTTGGGTCTGCACCAGATAGTCTGCCTGTAGATGTGCGATGCTGTAGTAGTCTGACATGCAGTCTATTATCATCCTTTACATGTGTGGCTATACCTTCAATGAAAGAAGATAAATAAGTTTCCACAGCAGACAGCCTACGCACATTACGTAAGAAACGCTCCGCTTCTTTCATGCCCTTGTTCTTGGCTGTATTCTCAAGCATTTGTAGATTCATCTTGTTTGTTGTAAAGCCATTGGCTGATGCCCACTTCGGTGATGGTGGCACAAAACAAAATCCTGCACGTTTATCTGTATCTGTATAAAGATAACCTTTACCATCACAGTCTACACAGCGTGTCTCTTTAGCGAATGGTGTACCATCCTTCTTTGTCTTACGAATCCTGCCGTAGCCATTACATGTAGAGCATTGCTTTGATTCTGTTCTGTATAATCGTGTTGTATGCTGTGCTATAGCTTCTTTGAAGTCAGAGCCTGTCATGTATGGGTCAATGGCTGTGACCCAATCCGTTTTGTCTTTAACTTTCCTACCATAGATAACCCACGATAACTGTTCTGGACTATTTAAGTTTACAGGTGTGTCACCCATAACTTCTCTGACTTGCTCTTCTAAACTTTCTACGAGAAGATGTCGCTCTGTTTCGTATTGGTCACGCACATCTTCCAAAGCTGTAGAGTCAACTTTAAATCCCCTGCAGTATATCTTAGCAAGTCCCACTGCTAATTGATTAGTAAGTAGAACTGTATCCATCAGAGATATATCACTACTATTTAATCTATACATTAGTTTGTTTGCTACCTGTTGTGTAGCGTGTAGGTCAGCAGACAGATAAGACACCAACTCATCGTGTGGTATCTCGCGTGTCGTTACACCTTTCTTAAAATAATACTTGAGAGTATCTTGTTTCTTTGTATTAACTTCGTATCTCTCAGCACATGCTTCAAGAGACAGTGGCTGTTTAATACCACGCTGTAGTACATACTCAGCAAGCATTGTATCAAACACCGCACCATCATACTTGAAACCAGACTCCCATAACCACATCAAATCATACGCAGAGTTGTGACAGATAACAGCACCTGCTTTGTCAAGCAAGTCTTGTACTATCTTATGTCCATTCTCTGTAGCTTCTTTGTCCGCGTGGTCAAAAGTAATCTGATACTCTTCTCCAGTGTCAGTCAGTATACCCACCATAACAAGCGTGTTGGTAGGCTCAAATGGGTCAAGGTGTAACTTGCCATTTCTTTCAGTGACTGTATTCTCTATATCAACAACTATCTTCACGATAAGTACCTCGCAGTTTTATATTCAAGTTCGCAGTGTACCACACCATGCCATCCTGTCAACTTATTTTTTACAACATTGAGATGTCGCTGTGCATCTTCTTCTTCCTGTCCATCGACAGGTGGATTCTTCGCAATCAATATCATAAGGTCAGCTTCTGCTGCCTTACCTGTACGTGACCCTTCCATCATGGATTGATTTAGTAACACTTTACCTTCCGCATCTGCTGAAAGCTGTGACATATAAAAGATAGCACACTCATGTTGCTTGGCAATCATACGTGCATGCACTGCATTTGCTTTCAATGCTTCATCTGTTCTAGCAAACCCTGCTGTCTTAGCAAACTTGTCACCCATGTCGAGCAACACAATGTCAGGCTTGTATGTCTTGCATATACTCTCGACCCATGCCATGTCACGACCTGTCGCATCTTTTATCTTGATGCGTTCTTTAACAGGTGCATACAAGTCACGAGCTTTTGTAGGATTATCTTTTATTTCTTTCATAGTCATGCCAGTGGCAGCCGTTAGGTATCTAGCACCAACACGATGATATCCTTCTTCGTTACACAGTATAATGCAGTTAGCACCTTGATGTGCAAAGCCTTGCGGTGATGCAATCAAACTTGCATGGAAAGATGTCTTACCTGTATTGGGTCTAGCACCTATCTCTATTAGATGTCCTGCATTGACACCTTCGACCTTGCGTGTGAGTGTAGGCACATTGAAAGTCCAACGTGCTTCCAAGTCTGCGCGAGACAGCAGTGTCTCTAGTTCGATGTCATCCCACTCGACATTGAGATTAGGAATAAAGTCATCACCATACTGCTCTAGCATATTGCGTAGCGGTTCAAGACTAGCCTTGTCACCATTGACATAATCAAATCCTAAGTTAGCTATCTCTTCGCCAATGACTTGCTGAAATAATTTAGACAACACTTCGTTAGCTACATCGCTACCCATCGGTGCTTCTTTCTTTATCTTGAAGAACAAGGCAGAGTATGCTTGTTTCTGTGCGGTAGTCATGGTGGGATTGTTCGACAAGAACAACGCTTCTATCTCATCGGGTGTAACAGTACGCTCGTACTTAGTCATAGCACTGTCGATAGCTTGCTTAATCTTGCGAACATCTTTGCTGAACAGTTTGTCGGGACACTTAGCTCCCCTGTGGTCATCGTAGAATGACCTGTTCATCAAACTTCTAATTAATGATAATTCCATTTAGCTTCTCCATATCTTTGGGGTCACGATATTTCAAATCGTTGTTTAGTTTTAGGACACGCACATCAGGTACATGCCCACGTAATTCCTTTGCCATCTGCAAAGTCTTTGGTAATGCATCGGGGTCTAATGCAATAACTGCTGTCGAGAACTGT